GAACTTAGCCTCCTGGCGCGCCTCAGCCTCGGAAACCGCATAGCCGTAGTGGTAAGCGCCTACTGGGATTCCGGCGGCTTTGGCTCCCTTGTAATTGTTTTCAAACTGATTGTCCACCTGAGAAGGATCCGGAGAACCGAAAGAGGAACGGAGAATGGCGAATTTTACATCGCTGTTTTTCACTTGATTCCAATCGATTTTTCCCTGCCAGGTAGATACGTCAATGCCGATAATCATTTTAACCACCCGCCGCTTTCAAGCTGGCTTTTCCTTTCCTCAATCGCTTCAGCGTTTTCCTCCTGGAGCCTTTTGGCGTCCTCCAGTGAGACACCCATAGCCGCAGCGGCTTCCTGAGGCGTTTTCCCGTAAGCGTAGGCTTTAATGATTTCTTTCTTTACTTGCTCTGTCATTTTGCTTCCTCCTTGTTTTCTAAAGCGGATAAACGCCGCTCTAAATTCTCAATTTGCTTTTGCTGCTTCTGCACCATGCAGATTAAAGGGGCAATAAATTCATCATAGCGAAGGGAGTAGATATATTCTCCTTCGATGGTCCGGGTTTTTAATTCTTTCCGTGTTACAGTTTTTTCCTCTCCGTTTTCCTCGTCTGTGACAGTCTCGGGAACATCTTCGTAATAATCCTCCGTTTTTGGGGATTTGATGAATCCGGCGAAATCCATGCTTGTCATTCCAAGCTGAGGGAACAACTCCTCAATATCCTGCGAGATCAGGCCCCAGTGGGTTCTGCCGCTGTCAGCGTCGTTAAACACATAGGAGCTTGGCTTCAGCCCCATAATAAACGCCGTTATTTTTTCCGGGTCAAGATCTGTGATATCGTGCTTGGCGTTTCGATCGGAGGTTTGAATAGTGCCGTTCTGGGCGAAAACAGCGCGCCATTTCTGGTTGGCAACTCCTAAATATAAATGGCCTGTTGTGCCGGCGTTAACAGAAGGCCGAAAAGCATTTGCTTCGTCTGTGCCGTTGCTTCGCAAAACAACGCCATATTCATTTCTGGAATCACCGCCCAACTGTAAAATTCCGTTTCCGTAAATTTGAGGATAACTTGAGGAGGTATATTGATGTCTGGCGCTGATTGCTGCGTTGATGTTGTCGGTCAAAACCTTGTGCCAGGGATTCCACGATGAAATATCGCCGTTTTTAGTTCGATATGCCAGCCAGCTGCTTCCATTATATTGGCCTAAAAACTGTAAAACATAATTATTGCTGGTTTTCCCGGCGGCTGAAAGATAGATTCCATTCAGGCCAGAGCCATTAGTCGCGGCTTCATAAGCGAAACCAAAGCCGTTGTCTATGTCGTTTAAAGCGGGAGTTTCGCTGATCAACGGAATTTCCTGCCGCAGATAATTCGTTAAAGCGATATTATCTGTTGTGGCTAAAACCCTTTGATTGGCTGGATAAGGAGGCGTGTTATATTTAAAACCCGGGGTAAAATACAGGGTACCGTTTGAAGCCCAAATAACATCATAGGCATCTGGATCATCTTCTCTTTGAAAGCCCCACCCCTCGCTTGCGCTTCCCGCTGGGTCGGCAGTCAAGATACGATTTACATTAACGATATTAGAATTTTGGCAGTCTAATGCGTATTTTTCGTCCGCTGGTCCGCTGCCGCCGTACTGATTGGCCTTCAGCTTTAATGCTCCCTGCATTTCTCCGCCGGTAATTGGTAAGGCTCCCACATCAGAGGCAGACGGCATTTGAGCCAGTTTGCCGGAGCTGTTTAGGGTTGCAAGGCCGTTAGGCTGCCCTTTGCTTGCTTCCAACGCGTCCAGATCGGCTTGGAGAGAAGCCACGTCGATGTCCTTTAACTGGTTATAGATTTCTTCCGCATTTCCCCCTGGGTTTTAGCGTAGTCGCCTTGAGTTTTCGCATAGGCCGCCTGCGTCTGGGCCGCCTGTGCCTGTGAATTTGCGGATTCCGCTGCTGAAGCTGCGGCGTCGGCTGCGGTATTAGCAGACTGTGCCGCAGTATTTGCCGCCTGAGCCGCCGTGTTCGCTGACTGAGCTGCCTCATTGGCCTTATCCGCGGCTTCATTGGCGATCCCTGTGGCGTTGTTCGCTTCGTTGAGAGCTTCCGCCAGCCTGGAAAATTCGTCTGTGCTCTCGATCGCGCCGTCATAATTGCTCTTGATAATGCGCAGAGGGGGAAGGGTTACCTTTAAGGTATGGTTGTCTGTGTCAATGATTTGAAGCTCGCACAGCTTGGTAAGGCCGGATACCGCCATCATTTGAAGGGTGAGGGTTACGGTTGCTTGGTTTCCTTCCACATCGCAGGAATTATAGATCATGGTATTGTCCGGCTTCTGTATGTACACGGATACCGTTTTCCCGGTTAAATCAAGAGGAGAACCATTATCATAGAGATAAATTCTTAACTCTCTGCCGTCCGCTTCCTCCTGAATTACCCGGATTTCTCCAAGGGGCTGCTGCCATGTGCTGTCAATCTCTATTTCTTTGTAGACCAAAATTACACCTCCTGCTTTTGTTGAAGACTATCAACCTTGTCGGACAACTCCTGAACCGCTTTCCAAAGGACAGAAACCATTCCGTAGAGATCAATAGCCTTATCTCCGCTTTCAGTTTCCCGGCGGATTTCTTCCGGGGCTTCATCGTACATCAAACCTACTGATTCGTTTTTTGTGCCGACTGATTTTCTTTTTAAATTTTTCGCGTTCTCCTCTGGGATCATGTCTTGTTTCAGCCGATAACGGTACACCGCTGAACCTCTCACTTTGTCTAAGAAGGTTCCGGACAGCTTTTTTACTCCGGTTTTCTTTTTTCGGTCGGAGGTCACAAGAGATCCATTGGAATAGATATTTCCGAACTTAGCGTCACCGTTGGATTCAATGGACGCTCTCATATATCCATTTGTACCGAACTCAATTTTGTTTTTATCATATAAAACGCATCCGGCATTGCTAAAACGAAGATAATTATTGTAGCCGTCGTATTGAACAAGAAGCTGTTCCGGATCGGCATAAAAAATATTTTTATTTGTTTTGCCTTTTGTCCCGCGTTTTACTATTACGGTTCCTTCTCCAGTAGAGGAATTTCCGTTAAGATACAGACCGCTGGCTCCACCGGAATATTCAGAAATACCATTTGATCGAATGATAAAATCTCCGTTTGAAACAATTTCGTCCTTGTTCGCCAACGGAAAATCCTTGCTGATCCCATCGATTGTTATAAGCAGCGACCCAGAATTTCCGCCGGGATAAGAAATCCGAAATCCCTGGTACGGTTCACCGCCAGCCCAGTTCCCGGAACCGATTCTTGCGGTTGTTGTTACCCCATCATCAACGCCTTTCAGTACGGAAGAAGCAAGCTCGCCTTTCCCGTTGTTTGCGTCAAGATCGAAATATACAGCGCCGGTTTTAGAAGAAATTTTTCCAGTTACGACGGTGTTTGCAATAATTCCGGCAAACGTCGTTGAAGTTGTCCATACCCAGTCTGTGTTTTGAGCATTTCTTTCTTTTGAAATCTGTATTCCCTGGGTACCAATTCCCAGTGCGCCAAAGGTTGGGCTGTCCGGGTCTAGATCCTCAAATAGAATAGCTCTGACATCTTGCTTTTTTGCAATGCTGTTTTGAACTCTAAGCTGGCTGTAGGTTCCGTCAATAAATCCCTTGATCTGTTCCGCTATCAGACTTCCGTCAGGCCTTACAACATTATCTATCTTATTTACAGAAGATGTTACATTGTCAAAATAATTATACTCAGAGCTTCCCAGGACAACGGAGGAAACTTTTTCTTTTAAACAATCATAAGTAAGTTCTATCACTCTGGCTTCTGTTTCAATCCCGAGTTTGTAGTGTTTACAGTGAATGGTATCTCCTAAAGATACGGATTCCAAAACAGAAAAGTCCTTATACTGTACGGTATTTTGCAGTAATACCATATCGGCAGAAATGGATATCTCGGGTTTATCCAATCCAGACGCGAATTGATCTTTACACTTCTGAGTTAAAGCTGCGTCTAACTCTGCCTGCGTATCGCAAATAGTCACTCCGTTTTCTTCATCGTCCTCACTGGCATCGG